GTTTGCAACTCGCAGAGATTATTTGGCGCAGCTAACGAACACATGGGACCAATGGCAATATGCATACGCATATCCACAAAGTGTCGCCAAGATTATTGCAGTCATACCACCAGAAGCAAACGACGATTATTCAAGCAGGTTTGGTATCACGAATGTTTACGGAATTTCAGAGACTTACAGTCCAGTTGTCGCCGCTGGCCATTATGTACCTCAGCCTTTTGCAGTTGAAAGCGATTCAACTGGCGCGCGCATCATTTACACGAATCAAGAAAACGCGATCTGCAGATACACAACCATAATTTCAGACACCACAAAGTTTTCTTCATTGTTTACATTGACTCTGTCGTGGCACCTTGCATCGATGTTGGCTGGTCCAATCATCAAAGGCGAAGTCGGAGCTGCAGAAGGTGCTCGATGCACAAAAATGATGGTTGGCTTTTTGTCGCAGGCAAAGATGTCTGACTCGGATCAAAGAGACAGTAAGCCGGAGCACATTGTTAACTGGGTAGCCGGGAGATAATTATGCCAATCGACATGAGCAAGTACGCCAGCATTCTGTATGCAAATCAGAACTCTGACCCTGAGCAAATGGATGACAGCATGTATCGTCCGGATGGATCAGTCAAAAGCGCGAAAGGTTACCTTGGAGCTATGGAGCGCCCAGATGGCACGGTATCGACAGAGATATCAGCAGGCTTTGAAATTAACGGCAAAGAGATGGACATCCCACTTATGGTGCCGGGCCTTACAAAAGATGAGGTTGATTATCTTTTGACCGCCGACATGGACAGCGAAGACTTTTTTAAAAACATGCCAGATTCAATTCCAGACAAAGCAATTGAGCATGCAAAAAAACGTATCAAAGAAGGCAAAAACGTCTTTTATCAGGACGGTGAGGAGACACAATAATGCCATCAGCTCGCACCCTTATAAGATCATTTGCAGGCGGCGAGATGTCGCCAGAGATGTTTGGCCGAATCGACGATGTAAAGTTTCAGTCGGGTGCCGCAACGATGAGAAACTTTATTGCCACACCACAAGGGCCAGCAGAAAACAGGCCCGGCACGACGTTTGTTCGCGAGGTTAAAGACTCGACAAAGCGCACACGACTTATTCCATTTACGTTTTCGACTACGCAAACGATGGTAATTGAAGTTGGTGCCGGCTACTTTAGATTTCACACCAATGGTTCGACGTTATTGGCTGGTAGTCCTGCTGCGTACAGCGGTGCCACAGCTTACGTAATTGGCGATCTAGTAAGTTTAAGTGGCACTAATTACTATTGCATTGCAAATACTACAGGCAATTCTCCACCCAATGCCACATATTGGTATCCATTGCCAAGTGCGGCCTATGAGATTCCAAATCCATATGCTGAAGCAGATCTGTTTGACATACACCATGTACAGTCATCAGACATTTTGACGCTTGTGCATCCGAATTATGAACCGCGTGAATTAAGAAGAATTAGCGCTACGAGTTGGACATTAACTGTAATTGATTTTGATGCGCCTATTGCAGCGCCAGCTTCTGTGACTGGCACTGGTTATACGCCTGCGTCAGCATCAGTAAACGTCGACACGTATCAAAGATGGAGTTATGTTGTTACATCAATACCTGCTGATGGTATTGGCGAATCGGTGCAAAGTAATGTATCGACTGGTCCTGTGATGACAATCACTGCTGCAACAAAAGCCAATCCGGGTGTTCTTACATTATCAGCGGCGCACGGTCTTCGAGTTGGAGACAAAATATATATAAGCGGTGTCGGAGGAATGACGCAGCTTAACAATACATATTATTACGTCAACACAGTACCAGCCGCCACAACTATTACATTAAAAACTCTTGATGGTGTCGTAGTAAATACAACGGCATACACAACATACACATCCGGCGGCAGTGTAACTCCACAATTTGTTGCAACAAATTTGTACGTTACTGGTGCGTATGTGTCTCTTTCTTGGACTCCTGTTACTGGAGCATCTCGATACAACGTATACAAATTGCAGGGCGGTATCTACGGATACATTGGTCAAACAAGTGGCACATCAATTGTCGATGACAACATAGCGCCAGATCTTGGAGTAAGTCCACCAAACTACGACAATATTTTTGCAAGCGCGAATAATTATCCCGGTGCTGTTTCTTACTTTGAACAGCGCAGATGTTTTGCTGGAACAATTAATGATCCACAAAAAATGTGGATGACTAAGTCTGGCACTGAATCAAACATGAGTTATTCATTGCCAATTAAAGACGATGACCGAATTGCGTTCAAAGTTGCTGCGCGAGAGTCAAATACAATTCGCCATATTGTTCCTTTGTCTCAATTAGTTTTGCTGACAAGCTCCGCGGAATGGCGGGTGACTTCAGTAAACTCGGACGCCATCACTCCGACATCGATTTCTGTACAGCCACAATCCTACATTGGCGCATCTAATGTGCAGCCATCGATCATCAACAATGCGATGGTGTATTGCTCTGCGCGAGGTGGCCATGTGCGCGAGCTTGGTTATTCATGGCAGTCGAATGGCTTTATTACTGGCGACCTATCACTTCGCACGGCACATTTGTTTGACGATTATGAGATTGTCGACATGTGCTACAGCAAAGCGCCAAAGCCAATCATCTGGTTTGTGTCCAGCTCAGGCTACCTGCTTGGCCTGACCTATGTGCCAGAGCAGCAAATCGGCGCATGGCACTGGCACGATACTGATGGCGTATTTGAAAGCTGCACCACAGTGGCCGAAGGCGCAGAAGATGTATTGTATGTTGTTGTGCGCCGCACAATCAATAATGTCAGTAAGCGCTACGTCGAGCGGATGACCACCCGTAAATTCGCCAGCTTGACTGACGCTTTCTTTGTTGATTCCGGGTCAACATATGACGGCACCAATACGACGGCCACCACCGTAACTGTAACCACTGGGGCTGGCTGGACGCCATCTGACAGTTTGACAATCACAGCTTCGTCCGGAATCTTTAGTTATCCCGGCACATCGGATGTCGGCGATCAGATTGTTTTAACGGGCTCTGACGGCATTAAATACTTGCTGACCATACTGGCTACATCTTCATCGACAGTGGCCACAGCGCGTGTCAATCGAACGCTGGCGGCAGAATTTAGGGCGACTGCCACATCGGCATATTCGTTTGCCAGAAACAGCATCAGCGGCCTGACATGGCTCGAAGGAAAGACGGTCAGCATTTTGATCGATGGCGCTGTTCACCCGCAACGCACAGTCACATCTGGCACGGTTACGCTTGAACAGCCCGGCACGATTATTCACATTGGCCTGCCGTATGAATCTGATTTACAAAGCTTGCCAATGGCCATGCAAATTGACGGCGCATTTGGTCAGGGCCGGGTCAAAAATGTAAACAAGGTGACCATGCGGGTTTATAGGTCATCTGGTATTTTCATTGGCCCAAATGAAGACAATTTGATTGAGGCCAAGCAGCGTACTAGCGAACCTTATGGATCCCCACCATCATTGAAAACCCAAGAGATCGACATTAATTTGACGCCAGATTGGACCGACGGTGGGCAGGTATTTGTAAGGCAGCAGGATCCTTTGCCGTTGACTATTATTAACCTATCATTTGAAGTCGCCATTGGCGGATAATGTGCCCGTAAAACGCCCGGACATCGATAATGTTTGGGCATTGATTGGAGATCAACATGACAGGATGGGTTTCAGCCTATACTCCAAATAGTGATGTCGTTACGACAGCAGAGCGACCTATATCAATTAGTGGTAAATTTTTTGATAAGGGGGCCTCATTATTTAATCAAGGCTCAACTTTACTGAGCGACTTTTTCACTCCCTCGCCACAGAGTATTGCTGGCATGCAAAAAGCGGCACCAATTATGTTTGCCGCTGGAGCAGTACAGTCTGCGGTTGGCTCTTACTACCAAGCCAAATCAGCGCAATACCAGTACAAGTCCCAAGCTTTGACAATGGACTTTCAGAAAAGCATGTCGGAGATTAATGCCCGGCAAGCTGAATTTATGGCGCAGCAAATTCTTGATGTAAGCGGCAAAGAAATAAGCATGCTGAAGATGCGAGCTGGCAAGATTAAAAGCGCATCAAAGGCAAGCATGGCGGCTCGTGGATTGAAGCTTGGCGTCGGGTCTACTGCTGAAGTGGTAGCCACGACTGACCTCGTAGCTGAGATGGACGCGCTGACCATATACGCAAACGCTATAAAATCATCTGAAGCAGCAAGAACACAATCAGTTAACTACATGAATCAAGCAATGATGCAAAATATATCTGCGCAGAATTTGCGAGCAACTGCAGATACTATTAGCCCACTTAGCGCTGCAATGACTTCGTTTAGCCAGTCGGCAAATACTTTGACTTCATCTTGGTTTTTGAAAAATAAGGTGGGCTCATAATGGCAACAGTACCTATTTATGATCAGCCACAGGTCAGTCCAAATGTCGGACAGATGCCTCCAATGCAGGCTCCAAATATCGAGCCTATTAAAGATTTTACAGGTAGGCAAATTGAAGAAGCTGGACAAGCTCAGGTAAATGCAGCATCTAATTTGATGCGTATCGCTGAAAAGCAAAAAGAATTAGAAGAGCAGTCACTGCTTGATCAAAGTGAAATTGATCTTAGAACTTTTATTGTTGACTTCACAAAAGAAAATGAAGGAAGCGTAGCAGAAAAAGCGACTGGCCTTACTGAAAAATTTACAACGGCTTATTACAAAAGAGTATCTGATTTTGTTACTAAGTTTTCTACGGACGGACAAAAAAATTCTCGTCTTGTAAAAAGATTTGAAAACAAAGCCAACGAACTTGGCCTTTCTTCTATTGCTAGATTTTCTACATATGAAGCTGATCAAAAACAGCAGGTTCGTGTAGGCAATAACAAAGCACTTGGAAAGATACTAAGCAATACGGCATCGTCAGTTCCATTTTCATTAAAAGATGGAAAAGTATCTGATGGCCCTGAATTTGAAACAAGCAAAAAACAGCTTATAGATAATTTAAAAAAGCGCGCCGATTTGCTTGGCTATGGTGAAGATTCTGATGTTTACAAACAGCTTGTGCAAGATGAACTTTCATCAGTTTACATGGATCGCGTGGCCAACATTATCAATACAAACCCGCTTGCTGCACCTGCTTATTTTGATCAGGTCAAAGATTTTATTGTGAATGATGAATTCAAAAATAAATTCAAAGGCATGGCCACAAAGGTTGCTCAAGAAGCAGACGCTGAGAATTGGGTTGAATCTAAATTTACTGAAGCTTTAGCAAGTAAAGACAAAAAGTCTATTAGTAATTTGCGTTTAGATATCATGAAAAAGTATTCTGGAGATCAGCAGAAAACTGCGCTGCAGATATACGAACAGCTTGAACAAAGCATGATCACCCAAAATGAGCAGATCAGAAAACAGTATGCAAGTGATGCATGGGTTTCAGTTTCAAAAGCAGGAACAACTTGGGGGACTTTGCCAAACACAACCAAAGAATGGTTGCGTGAAAATGACCCAAATACCTACATGAATCTTGAGCAATACATTGAAGGTAAT